CTTGAACTGGTTTGGTAATATCAATTGTAGATACCATTACGGATGGTCCCCATCAACAGTCAAATCGCCAAGTATATGCACATTACCAGCAAGTGTTATTGAAGGCGCATCTATAGTTGCTTTAGTTTGACCTTTAACTGTTACTTCAACTCCATTCAATGAAGCCTTATCTTGCGCAGTAATATCAATCTTTCCATCGCTCGTCATTTTGATTTCGGCTTGATCAGTCTTAATGCTTATTGTTCCATCTTTCTTGATACGCATTTCAGACTTTTCAAACTTCAATACTACATCATCAACATCAGCACTAATGCCGCTCGATTGGAGTCCAGGTATAGCAATACAATCTGATAGATCAAACTGTCGAGGATCATCAGGCATTTCTTTACTACCAGACAACCATCCTTCCAAGGATCGTTGAGTGAACATCAGCATTACCCCATCACCAGCCTTCAAAGGCATAGTGAAAGAAGTCTTTCCACCAGAAGAAGCTGGCCATAATATTGGCACTTCAACGATCTTAGGAGTTGCCAATTCATCATCATCAGCCAACCACTTAGGAATATCAGGCTTAACAATAGCCCGGTTTTTAGCCGCATCATAGGATACTATCACCCCAGGAGTTGATGTATTGATATCCGACAAAATAGACTCAATAATACGCTGAACAGTATATGCTAAATCAGTCAATCGAATAATCCTGCATCTTCAGCAGCATCTTCTAATGCGGCATCTCCACGAGGCGATTTACCACCCTTAGAAGCATTTTTATTTCCAATAGGCTTGGCAGGATCAACCAAAGTTAATTGAGTCTGCCAATCTCCATCCCAGTTATCTCCAGTATGAGTTAACTCTTCAATACGGAATACTCCTTCAACTGTTTTGGTATTCAATATCACTCGATCCCCAGGAAGCAATGTTGGTATTAACAAAGTCTTTACTTCCCAACCATACCAATATTTCTTTGGTTGTTTGCCTTTGCTTTTCTTTGATCCTCCCCCTTTTTGCGCTTCTGCTTCTCGTTTACTTTCAGGAGAACCAACCATTCCTGAATCTTGTGAAATATCAAATCCTTGTCTAGTAGTAACCATACCTCTTTCTAAGACTTGCAAATTACCATTTTGTATTGACCATTCAAGATTAGTTGCTCTAGCAACTTTATCAAGTAATCCCCTAGCAGAACCATGATGGGATAATCCATTTTGCCATTCGCGCGTAGGTGCATCACTTGCTAAGGTTAATGGAACTTCCATCTTCTTTGCCACATCATTAAGAACCTGAGTTGATTTAACGCCTTTGTTATAGCCAACTGATATTGTCGTATCACGTATTTCTTTAAGTCCATCTTTAAGATCAAATTCTGTAATGATATCCGGCCCATCAAACTTACTCCAAGCAAATGCTATATCTCCTTGAAAGATCAATAATGGTCCTGCATCCTCGGCATATCCAGCATACAATAATACCCGAGTATCAGGTTTCTCTAACTCCTCACGCGAGGATTTATTCAAATTCCATATTTGTATTTTGCTATTGTTAGGGTTTTTGTCCCATGTCTTTTGAATGCTGAAATTGATGCGTAGGCTCTCTATCTCAATTCCATTATTGGAACCTTTTTTCCCAATCAACAAACGATATACTCTATCAAAAAGCATTTTTGATTGCCAATATTTCTTCACCAGTTAGATAAATCAATTGATAAGCTTTAGTAGCAAATCCATCACGAGGAGGAGGCCCATTACGATCTGAGTTACATAATACTTGCAAATCACCTATTGGCATATCAGAATACTTGAATCTATTAAGCAACAAATAATTCGGAGCCATACATATTCCATCTACCAAAGTTATAAAAGCAGAATTGCGCAACCCCATCTCCCAGTATTCACCTTCATCATTCCAATCTATAATAAGATAAAATAATTCATCATCAAGTACACATTCCAAAGATTGGCTGTTAAAGTCTGCAACAGGTAGCACTATCACGGTTTACCACCAAGGAATTTAGTAACAAAATCTCCTAAACTCTTTGTTGTTTCAGGAAACATTTGAGAAGCGCCATTTTTAAGCACATGGGCTTTACTCTCCAAATCTGGTGGACCAAATTGTTCTTTACTACTTGTACCAGAACTCTTATCTGTTTTTCCTGTTTTACCATTTTTTGATCTCTCCGACGGTAATTCCGCCTGTTTAAGTGAAACTTTCTTTATCTTGCGTAAATCAGCGTTAATGTCCAGCCAACCACCACCATTAGCACCATTGCTTCGAGTAACAGAAAGACTAGTAAATGCCATATCTTCATATTTGCCTAGGCCAGTAACAACAGTGATTGGTTTCCTTTCTTTGTGCATCGAACGCAATTGATCTACTGCTTTGATCAATTTAGTAGTGCAAGAACCAAACTCAAAAGAAAGTATATCTGAAGATGACACTGATCCAGTTATAGAAAGCTCCTCATTATTACGAGTAATATGATCGCTGATTTCTTCACCACCATCTTCAACAGGATACTTAGTTACATCAGATGGCAATTTGATATTTTCATTAACCAATGCATCAAGTGATAGAAAGCCTACTGTGCTTTTATTTTTGAAAAACATAGTCACAACACTATTAATAGTGCCACTCATTGATGAGAGGTCTCCAACAATGGACTAGCATTTCTAGCATCGCGCATAATTTTATCTAATACATCTTCCATTGTATTTCTAAGCATCTCAGCAATCTGAAGAGTAGGATCAATTTGTATAACAATATTATTCTTTTGATCTCCACCAATGCCTATATTGTTTTGTACTGTCGCTCCTGGCGCGGCTGTAGCTCCAACACCAGGAGTTATTTGGCCAGGAGTTATTTGTGGTGTTACTATACCAGGGCCAAAAGACTTTATCCAACCCAAACCACCTTTGATTTGGTCCATTAACCAACTTCTACCATTATCAGGATACGTCAATGGAGGCGGAGCAATATTGGTATCTGCCGGCTTAACAATTGTTCCTTCTTTACCGCTAGTCAAGGCTTCCCAAGCTGACATCGCAGCAACCGCGGCCATGCCAACTGGCCCTAGCATCATTAGAGTTTTGATTTTCGCAAGTCTTATCATAGCAGCAACTGCTTCAAGAGCGCCACTAGATATCAAAGCAAGGACTTTTACCACGCCAGTTAATGCATCAATAAGACCAAAGAAACGTAGTGTATTCCAGAGCCTAAATCCAATCCAACCAATACCAAGTGCAATAATAATCAAACCAATTTGACCAATAGTATCTCCCATTGCTTGTTTAACTTTTTCCCAAGCAGTAACAAAGTCTCCTTCAAGAAATAATTTGAATGCCTTGAAGGGCGCCATTACTGCTGATTCATCAAATAGCTTGTTAAAATCCTCCATAAATTTATCAAATGGTCCTAAGAAATCTCCTAGAACAGATTTACCGCCACGCATCCATACGCTGATATCTTCAATAGCAAGAAATATACCAGCAACCGCCACTGCCATAGCAAGATAGGATGCTATGATCAAAAGGTTTCTTGCTAACCAACGAGCAGTGCCAATTGCTATTATTTGAAACAGTTTCAAGAGAGCAGGGGTTAATGTTATTGCAACAAGCCAACCGATCGTTTCAAGTGTCTTTGCAAGACCACCAAGCTTATCTGATATTCTTTCAACTTGACTAATAACCCATTTGCTTGCTGCTAGAAACTCTTTGGCCATGAACGTAGTCATGCCCAATAGTTTCTGAATACGTGCTGATAATTTAACAGCAGCATTCCAGGCAAAAGTAAGTGCATCAGCTAACTTTAATGGTCTATTTTCCCATTGTCTATCAAGAGAATCAATTGATCTGCCAAGACTTTTGACAATAAAGTCTGCTGTTAGTTTCCCATCCTTAGCCATCTGTTGCAAGATTTCTCGACCATGTTCGCCGAGATTATTTGCAGAAACAATAGCATCCGCAATCTTTGGAGCTTCATCAACTATCAAACCCCATTGACGAATGCCAATAGCACCGCGCCTAAATCCTAAATTAAATGCGCGTGTAACCTCCTTCATTTGTTCTGCACTAGAAGCAAACAGCTTCATACTTGTAAAAATATTCTCAACTGTATGTAACAGTTGGGTCTGACTTACTTCACTTTCCTTACTTTCATTAAGAAATTCTTTGTATGTATCTAATACATCTGTATACGCAACGCCTGTTTTTTGCGCAATTTCAAATACGCCTTCAGTAGCAGCAGCGGCATCATCGCCACTTCTTGCTAGCTGACCAATTTGATATGTGAGTTTATTAACCTCCTTGCCAGCTTTGAAAATTCCATCAACAACTTCAAAAAGCTTATCTGCAGCAAACACTACGCCAAATATTTTACCAAGGGAAATAAGTGAGGATTTAACCTGGTTAATTGCTGCTTCAAATTGATTGAAACCACTCTTATCAACTTTGAAATCTAATACAGTTGTAAGTTCACGAACAATAGCCATTTATGCTTTGCTCCTGGCGCGCTCGTATTCGCGGCGCTCCGCAGCAGAACGCATATCCATTAGCGCATTCAACTTTAGCAAATCAATAATGTCTACGTCTCCCCGCTTCACTTCGCCAATGCTAACCAAACCTTCAAGTATTGGTCTCCATATTATCAATTCATTAGTGAAGTCTTCACGCAGAACCCCTATTGGATCGTTTGTGCCGACTGGCCCTGTCCAATAAGGATTCTGCCTTGCGTAAAAAGCCTTTCGTAATTATACCTCAATACTTCAATCACTAACTTAATAACATCAGCCACATCTTCACAGGACCGATTTACTGCAGCTTCATCCAATTGTACAGCTGGTTCGGATTGTATTTCAACAGAAACATATAGCGGATTAAGCACAAGTCTAACCATTGCAATTAGCGATTTACCATCTAGGCTGCGCGATACTGCTTCAACTGCTTTCGTTACGGACTCCATTCTAGTTTCAATATCTTGGGTAGGATCATTAGCTTCCATTAACGAAGCCAACGGCGGCAGAAATTTCTTTTGAACTTCGCCCAATATTTCCAAAGACAAGAATGGTTCGTATCTGCGAATGTAAAATTTGTTCCCGTTGTCAAACTCAAATACATGTCTGCCACCAGCCATTTATGCTTGTCCACCTACCATATAAATTGCTGGAGTGCCGGTTTCAATTTGCCACGCGCGCGTAGATACCTCCTTGCTGAACTCTATATCAGCAGGCTTAACTACCCATGCTTGCGGAGCCATAAACAATGTAGTCCCGCACAAATCTTGCACCATGATTGGACCGATAGAGCCTCCACAGGACATCAAATCAAGTTCAAATAGACCAGACAGAAACGCATTGGCTGGACTAGTCTGCTGTAGCGTAACAGTTACTGTACAGCGACGATCTGTGTTTACTGCTCGCGCAATTTCACCATCAGCGCCGACTTGGGTAGTAATGCCATCGGCAGCCATAGTGATATTGAGAAAGGTTCCGTCTGCATAACCAGACATAGGGAACCCATTCATAATAACCATTACGCGCGAGGGATTATAGGTCCGCACCACTGACATTTATATTGCTCCTTTAGGCAATAACTGGGACTTGGGCTACTGGCAGTAGCTCATAGGTTAGTGCGCCCTTGATTTCCACAGCATGGATAGCGCCAGCAAGCCTAGCAGTAAAATATACATCATGTAGAACACGACTAGCTTTTACATTCGGCGAAATGCTAGTGGATAGGGGCACGCTGGTAGTATAGCTTGGAACTAGCTTACCATCTGCAGTAATTTCTGGTGGCGCGATACCGCCGCGATCTCTACCAAACTCAAGAGATGCAATTAGTTCCGAATGAATAACGGCTATCCCAGGATCAGTATAGGGGATGCGTCGATCTACCATCCTCTGGAAGATGCGCACTTTAATTTCTTCACACAACCAATCTCGGAAGCGTATCACATCGATCCATTCGCCACCAGCAGTCTTGCCGTTATAGGTCATCGAGATATTGCGAAACTGTTCAAAAGTATTACCATTCTTATCTTTAATATTCTTTGCAAGTGTTTCACTCAATGGCATAAAGTTAACGCCATCAAGTCTCTGATTCGCCCAAGTCTCACCACCAGGATTAACAGTAAAACTCTTAGAAGTAATACCTACATCAGGGAAGTTGAGTAGGTTAGTATCATACCACCAAGCGGTGCGGAAGTAATTCCCCGCCATTAGGAGGTGCGCTGTCGAGGTAGTATCACCAGCAGCTGCAGAGGAGTTGTTTGTGTTACTCAATGTCGTTACAAATAGCTTGTCATTCGCTTCAGTCCAGATCGCTCCTGGCACTACCTTCGTTTCCAAATGATCGACATTACACCAAGCATACCAGTTATTGTTCTCTGCTTTGATCGCCGTTAGATCACTGGTCGGATCAGCAGTGCCAGTAGAAAGTCCGATGTACAATTGCGGAGGGTGCGGTATCTGACTGAAGAATACCGATGCTGCTTTATAGATTGCCGATGAGGTTAGCACTCCATAATCATCGACAAGATCTTGTACATCAGTAATGATACCCACTTTGGCGCCGCTTATAGGAGTGAACACTCCATACAATAGCAGATCAGAGAATGTTGACTCTGCTACCGCTGCGGTCTGTAGCGAGATTTGGACGTTAACGATACGATCAATATTAGCCATGACTGTTCCTTATGGGTTATGACGAGCCACTAGCGCGTAATGGTCCGAATGTTCCGAGGCCAATAGCAATGTCCCAATGGGGTCCAGTTACTATTTCATCGCAAGTCAAATCAGTTAGACTACCAATATAGTCTCCATGAATTATGGTCTGATCTATCGCGCTGATTACCTCTGTGTATTCTTCAGTATAGAAGAATGAGAATTGGTAAATGCCCCTACCTTCAAACTGCGATAGGTTAATCAATTCGGGGACATAACCTATGAACAATCGTTGCCCAATCGAACAATCCAACTGCTGCTGATATTCTAGCAAATTTTCAGTTTGTAAAACCAGAGATAAAGTATTAACGGTCACCAATGAACTGATACCGTTAAAGATTTGCAGTTCCACTTCAGCTTTACGCCAACCAGAAACGGTTTGTTCTAGATTGGAATTGAGTTTTGAGTAGATAACGTGATCAGGAATATCAACAGACAGAACGTTCAAAGCTATGTAAGGTTTGACTGGACGCGGTGCGTTCTGGTTCGCAAATATTATAGTCCAATCAGGGCCAAGACGCTTTGACGCTTCATTGATCAATGAGTATAGCTTATCTATCAAGGCGCATTGTCCAATGCCATCTGCTCTATCGCTTCACAAGCATAGTATCTCCAATGCGATACTTGAGTGTTACGAGAGCGAGCCAGCATTGTGAAATCTGATTCTCCGAACAACAGATATTGCGACCCATCGTAGATAAACAAGTCTCCCGCGTAACGTTCCCGGCCAGGAGCAATCTCTTGATTAGCACAACGTAGTCTAGTGTTTGTATAAATCTTTATGTATCTACTGGCCCGCCTACCAAAAGATGTAGTTTCGATCTTCATCAGATCGCCAACATTAGGCATTTGGACAGTAGCCATTACAGTAATCAGAACTCCAGTATCCTCCGCAAGCATATACTTGCCATTAATGATCTCTCCGATGTCGCGCTTAATAACAGTGAATGGGCGACGAAACGAAGTGGTCATGTTACTTCATAGCTAACTGAATTGATCATCCTGCCAGTATCAATCAATGGCGAAGATGAACCTTTCCGCTCTATTGTAGAGTCAGCGTTAGGCGCTGCCCAACTCTTAGCATCACGTATTGTTTGCTTTATATACTTCTGATATTGCTCGCCTATGTTCTGTAGAGCCTTTGTCGGTCCAATTTTTCCGTCAATCAAACGACCAGATAGATGCTCAGCAAATTGAATTATATCTTTGGTGTGTAATTCAGCAGTCTTAGACATGAAAGGTCTAGCAGGGATACGCGAGGTTCCAAATTCGTTATACATTGCATAGTCAACCACGGACACCCCATCGACTTGTTGGTTGCCAATAATGCCAACTTTGACTGAACGACCATTCAAACTTTTAACATCAATTTGAATACGCTTCCATCCCTTATCTTTGTCGACAACCTTAACCACCTACTGGTCTGCCAAAACGAGTTGTGATAGCTCCCTTAGCACAGATTTGATATAGTCTATTCCAAGCATCCCAAGGATCAGACGATGGACGTTGACTCACTTGGGTGGTGCCGCCCGGTGATGTCGCATACATAACAGTTATGTCACCTTCCTTTTCAGAAGTGATAGGCCCGGCAACTGGTGTCGTTATTTCGCCAGAAGCAGTTTCCTGTTGAACACTAATCAAGTAAGCCACATACATAGCTTGCGCAAAGTTAGCGCGATCTTCAGGAAGACACCATGGACGGAATTGTTCCGCGATCAATAACAATTGATCAAGCAAAACCGGATCGACATATGATGGATGCTCAGGATCGAAATACTGCGGATAGAAAAGCTGCAGTATTGCCTTAACGTTTATCCAATAGTCCGGTGGGACGAAAGGATCACTCATTCTTTAGTGTCTTGCTCCTGGCGCTGCAACGGCGGCTCCACCACAGTAAATGTAAAGTATTCGCTGTAGTGCGAAGCTTCAATAATACCTTTCTGCTCCTCACTCACTTGCAAAGGAACATGAGGGAGTATAGTCAACTCCCCAAAGATGAAGCTACGACTTGATTGATTCGTAACCTCATACGTTGTTTCTGATCCGCTCATGCCTTAGTATTCACAGTTGCAACAGCAGGCTTAGTTTCTTCAGTCTTAGTGCGAGCCATTCCGCCAGCAAGAGTTTCCGGTGGTGGTGGATCTTGAATCTCGACAACTTCAATATGGCCAGCAGCTGCCCATTCTTGCATCTGCGGGTTCTCCATCGTTACTTCCGAAACTGGAGTTGCTACTCCTGGCGGAAGCATATCGCCGAGATGCGTCGTAATGAGACGCTGGGTTTTGTTCGTGATATTAAACATTACAGTTTCCTCAGGTGGTCAGTGCAGAAAGCAACGCAAGCGGATAGTAAATGTTCACACCGCCGCTACGCGCAACACAATCAGTAACGATTTCCAAGTTGCGGGCCTCGGCAGGTAGCTGCGAGAAAGGCATCACAAACATATGGGAAATGTTATCTGCGTTACGCTCATAGAGCAAACCAAGGTCTTTGGTGCCCGCCGTAGCAGCGTTTGTAAGCTCCCAGATATTCTCTACAGTAATTCCAGGGTAGTTGCCGCGGAACCATTGCAGAGGAGTAATGGGAACTGTGCCGCCCGATGCAGTAATGAACTTTGTAGCCGCAGCATTGTAGGCTTTCGGCGCCAATTCAAGATGCGTCGGATTATGCGTTCCTTTTGCTTGGTTCTGGTAAGCAACGACCCACTGGTTAAGGTTAGCCAGAATCTGATCACCAGTAAGCGAAGCCCAGTCACCAGTATTAGTTAGCACCAATACAGGAACGTTTGGATGGGTAAACAATCCATTCAAACCAAACTGCGCATCGCCATTGAGCTTAATGGACATCATCTTGAGATCCATAGCTCGCCTAGCAGCCGCAGCCTTACGCGCATCGAGTCCAACACCAGTGGCTCTACTGGCCCGCAACTCATTAATGTTGTAACCGTAACTGTCACCCAGCGTCTTTACAGTAACGCTACGCTGAGTTGCGCGAGTGTCCGCGCGCGGGAGATCATCAGCATAGTTGCTGATAACCTTAGCCATACCAACCTTATCGTAAGCATACTGAGTTACAGTCTCAGCCCACTCAGGAACGCTAGTATCATCTGGCACTAGCGCATCAGCGTTAGTGGCTGGCAGCTGCCGATCGTAAGTATTGGCGCGCACATAGTCAAGCTGGCGTGCCAGAAAGATTACATCAGCATCTTCGCGGAAATTGTTACGCACGATAGCAGAATTTGAAAGCGTAAATACATCGCTTTCATCGTAATGCTCATGCAACATCGGGTCCATTGTTATGTTCCTCTATCAAACAAACGGATAGTGAAGTTCAACGATAGCAGCGTCAGTTGTCGTTACGCCATCAATGTTCAATAGAGAAATCGCTGGGCTACGAAATACTGCATTCGTTACGGCAAGGGTTCCAGAGTTACTGAACTTGCCAGTGGTCGCATCTGCCTTAGCAGCAGCGCCATCAGCAACGCCTGTTTTATCTGATAGTGCTACCCAGGCGCGACCGCGCGTAAGCGTAGATACAGCATCATACTGCCGATAACCACCATTGTAAGCGACTACATGATCATGTAGAGCTACACCAACTCCAAGAGTAGTGCTATGGCCAGCCTTAATTGTTAAGGCACCAGCAGCAGTTCGCTGCACAGCAATGCCTATATCAATAGTAGTGCTGGCTGCGAACGTATCTACATTGTCGTCCATACTGTCGGCTTTCATACCGACAAAGGCAGGCGCCATATAGTTGCTATATGGAGGATTCATAGTTCCAGACATTACGCAGCATCCTTCTTGTTAGGAGTTTCACCACGGATGCGAGCGATCATTCGCGCTCTTGCATCGAGCGAAGATGAACTGGTCCCGGCGCCAGCAGCACTATCTTTGCGGATCATAACGTCTTTCTGACGCGATGTAGACTTGTTCTTGTCTGCGTCTTGCGCAACCAAAACATCATAGACACTATCTACATATTCGTCAGAACGATCCTTAAACTCAAGCTTATTGCCGAGCTTATTGGCAATAAGCATCTTCAATTCACGATCACTCAAACCATCAAACTTCATGTCAAGCTGCTTGGCCTTTTCTTCAAGGACAAGACGGCTCCTGGCGCTGTCACGCTCCTTGGCCAGAGCCTCAGTATGATCTTTGTTGGCTTTATCCAATGCTGCCTTAGCAGCATCACGCTCACCTTCAGCCTTGTCCAAACGAGTCTGAAGGTCTTTAACACTGTCCTTCAGAACGCCATATTGAACAATCACTTCAGGAGAGGCACTATACTCAAGGCCATTATCAAACCTGAGTTTAGGCAACGTTACTTCAGCCATATCATCCTCCGTGTCAAACGATGCGCATTCGTTACTATCGAGCCTAATACGCGCATTCCCAGCGCGTCCTTTATTGACAACTGCCAAATGGTTGTAGGTAATATCTGTTTGTGTTTGATCGTAACGTTGACCGTTAAACTCTCCTGGAGTTTCGTCTATCATACACTGATAGCCCAGCGACAGTTCGCGTTTCGATCCTATTTTCTTCACGTTATGAATTACAACATCAGCAACTACATTGTTGTCTGCGCGCTCACCAGCAGACATTACACTGCCGACGATAATGCCATCTAGGTTACTGTTGGTATTCAATATGCCTTTATGGCCGTCAGTAATTGGTATCCCACGTAACGTTCTCAGACTATCCTCTTTGAATACTTCAGCTTCAGGGCGATACTCCCTTATCACATTACCTTTACTATCGTGATAGGTGAATATCCCCGCGCGCGTAATGACTGGTTTATCAACAATCCAACCGTCTTTGGATAGCTCTGCCTTGATTGTTATATTGTCATAACGAGCTACCATTACGCATTTGCCTCTTCAAGTAATGAAGCTTGGAAATCTACAAACTCAGGCAGTATCGGTTCAGCCCAACAGCGACATTGATAATCTTCGCCAGGATGACCAGTGGCTGGTGGTGAATCCCAACTAAAAGTTTCTCCATCATTATCATCATGCTCATCTCTAACGCGCTCATCTCCAACTGTTCGCCAAACATAACTTTCAACACCGAGGTCTGTCTGTCGCTCCATCGTTAATTGGCCGTTCAACTTTGAAACTTGATCTCTAGCGATTAGCTTTGCGCGGCTCTCTTGTACACTGGTTCGTTCTGACATTATATCAAATATCTCATTCGTAACATCTGTTAGGTTAGTGCCATCGATCAATGATTTTCTCGTCAACTCAGCTATTTGATTGCTTGTCTTAAACGGAATGTCTTTAATCAGCAGGCTATTACTACGACTCCAATTTGTTAGTAGATTTGTGTAGCGTTCCTTATCTTCTTGCATAATAGGATCGACAGCGTATTGAGAACGCACCAGAGCGCGCCACTGATCTTTATTATATTGGTTTACATGCGGCCCAATAACATTCATCTGACGAATGGCAACGTTAGTAGGTCCAGCCATATCTCTTGTGATACGAACCATTACTTGTCGTAGTTCATCCTCCCACCCTGTCGCATCATGACGAGTAATTTCTCCCGTTGGTAGATGGAAAGCTGTCGCTTCAGTCGCCATCGAAACAACATGCTGTGACATATTGTTCTTGAGCACTCTACTATAAGTGCGAGTAAGGTTGAGCAATATTTTACGATATGCATACTCCTGGCCCACGGGATATTTCATAGGTTTCATTGGTTTACGTTTAGGCATTTACGTTAGCTGGTCTGCGTGGACGTGGTTGCGGAGGCTGAGGCTGTGGATTATTGGGGTCGTTAGGCACATCGAGTTGCGTTGTATCTATACCAGCAGCATAGTCCATTGCGCTAACGGCAGTGTCGGGTATCTCCTCTGGGAATTCATATTCGTCGTATTTGTTAACAAATATCTTGCGCACTTCCTCAGGGCTGATTATTCCATCGCTCATTAGCGAAGTCAGCATAGTCATTTCAGCAGCATTAGCTTCTTGTTTTGTTTTGTTTGTAGTTGCTTCCTCTGCTTCGCTCGGAACCCACAGAGGGCAGAATTCAATATTCCAATCGTCAGGTATCTTATCAGTAAAGGTGCGTTGGATGTAGATTAGAGCTACAAGTTTCTCAAGTACAGGTTTAGCTATTACTTGTTGGATATGAGCAACCATACCATAGTAAGATTCAAGATCGCCAGCACCAGTAGCGTTAAGCCCGGTCGTGCTCTTTCCAAATAGTATGACCACCGGAATATTGCTACTAGCAGATAATGCTGTTTGATACTCTTGTAGAACAGATTGAACACCATCCAGTCCTAGGTTCTCAATGCTGTAGCTATCATTAGCATCAACAACAACGCTATTGAGATTACCTCTAACAAGATCAACTAGATTGATACGCCGCGAAACTACATCATCTGCTTCCTGAGCGAATAGATCACCCAGACCCTCCATCTTATAAATGCCCTGTTGTTTACGTTCAAGTAACCTTAGTGTCCATTGTAGTGCTTGATCATAACGCGACAGATCATCTAAACAACCTTCAAGAACCGGCCTGCCTGCGAATGCTAGTCCTTGCCTAGCAATTTGTTTTAGTGGAAGCGGCTCACCACCCATAAACAACAGTCGAGTTTCATGTACACGAAAGGTCTCAACTCCTGGCGCCTGAATGTCGTAGTATTCCAACTGACCATACTTCAATAAGTCAGTCTCATCGAGGTACACTATATCAGTGGGCTTTATACATGTTAGGTCATACACCTTCAACTCTATGATCTGATCTATACTGTCATAGAGCAATGGCGCAGAAAAGTCACCGCCATCCTTAATGACTAGCAGTATAGCTGCACCACCGTGTAGACGGCTCCACCTAACACAATCAGACATTTTGGTATATACTGATAGTCGATCAAACTCATCGAAGATCATACTGTCTTCGTCACCCTCAATTTCTATTCCCCGTTGGAAACAATCATCAGAGGGTCTGTCGATGATCTTCTGAGCTACACCACTACCGATATATACTTCAGCATAGTCATAGTATGAGAAACGACTAGCCCAGAAACGTTCTAGGCCA